ATATATGGCAGCCAATAATTTACCGGTTCGGTAATTGCATTATCTACCATGGCTTTAAGTTCTGATGTATTTGGTTCAAATAATATTCTAGATAAATCAGTTCCAAACGCAGGTTGCATAACTCGTTCACCTTTATTAGTTAATAACAAATTTTTCAAATTGCTAATAGCTTGGTCAATCGAAGTAAATGTCGATGTAAATAATCCGGATTGTCCATTAAATGGTAATTGTATACCAATTGGTATATTACCGTCCTGATCATTTATTTCATTGATATTTATTATTTGATATGCCATTATCTTCCTTTCTTAGCATCAATTGCTTTCATTAATGCTGAGTAATCTCTTGTAAGGGCTTGTTGAACTTCTGGGGCAACTTCATATGATCTACCTGATTCAGGATCTTCCATTATTTGTGGAGCACTAGGTGATAAACCCATTGCTTGTTGCATATTTTGTCTAGACATACCAAAGCCTTGTGCATCTCGCGAAGTCATTTTAATTTCTTGCATGCTTTCAGTCATTGCATCTTTATAGCTATTCATAACTAACGGTTGATTTTCAACTAATGCATCTGTATCATTTAATATGTTCGCCCATTTATTATCTTCAAATAAAGGTTTCTTTTTTGCTGGAGGTTGCTGTGGTTTTTGAGATATTATTTTTGTTTTATTAACAGGTTGTTTCATTTCTGCAAGTGTTGATTGTAATCCTTCGCGAAGAATTTCTGTTAATTCTTCTTTTACAACCTGTCGTACGGCAACTTTAAGTGCTTTTATAAGTGTATTTGTATCCATTATATCATTTTTATATAAATATTGTAGTTATTAATTTACGGGTTGTCCCCAATCATCAGCCCGGAGCTTTGGTCCATATATTGATTGATTATCTAAATTAATGTAATAATCGCCTAGTTTACCCAAGGTATTTGATGGAGCACCGGATGCTTGATATACTTTACTAGGAGCTTCTTGTAACGATGTAAGCAAATTTTGTTGTTGCTCTAAAAGTTGCTGTATAGTATCAGATCTATGTTGTAAATCATCGTCTGAAACGTTTTCTTCATTATAAAACTTAGTATCAACTAAATCATTGTAGTCAGTTCCAGTTTGTAATCCAATATTGGTTAAAGCATCATTGCTTAAAGCATCTTGTGATATAGTTAATGTTTCAACATCTCCATTACATACATTTGACACTTTAGCAATAGCGCCTAATAATGGCGTAGTTATTGTCTGCAACTTTGAAGTCAATGTTGCTGGAACTGATGAAAATTGTGATAATGAAGATATTGCATTTACAATTGTAGCATCTTGTATAGCCGTTAATTGTTGTGCAATAAATAACGGCGCTGTTACTGGATTAGCTAATTGTGCAACTGATAATGCTGTTTTAATACCTGCTGCTACTCCTATTAGTTGCCTAACAGTGTTAATCGTTGTTTGTATTTTAGGAATAGTTTCCTGTACTGTTGTTATTTGTTTTTGTATGTCAGCCAATTGTTTTTTGATTTGTGTGATCCTAGGATCATCACATTTTATATTAACTGGTAATTTAACAGTATCTTGAACCGTTTTTGTTACGGTATCAAGCAATCTATCTGTCTGTGTATCTATTTGTTTAATAACTAGAGTAACTGCTTTTGCTGGTAACTTTGGTATAATGTCTAATGGTGGAACAATTGCACTCATAACTTCCTTATGTTTTCTTTATGTAATATTTTTTACTTAATAATTTTTGTAACTCTCGTTGTGCTGCTGTTATATTAGATCGATCTAAGAATGTGCCCGACATAGTACCGCACTGAATTGGTATATTTAATTGATTTAATATTTTTTGTAGTACGTTTAATAATACATCGCCATGTACCATGGGGCGATCAGCAGTATCAGATCCTAATTTAATTTCTCCACTAGTATTTAATACAATAGCTTTTGGCGAATCAATTATAGCAATATCTGTTTTTGCTTTTAAAATAACTCGATCAGCTGTGCCAATAAACTGTGATTTATCAAATTGTGATTCGGCCGGCAGATAACAAGATAACGGATTCTTATTGCGTGTATCACCCAACAACATTGATATCTTTTGTGTGCTAGTTAAATATATAGACGATTTGTCATCTCGTATACTTTCTACTACGTATGAATCTTTTTTATATGATTTACCATTAGACAATATTATAATAGGATCACCTGATTGTGTTCCAAGCCAACTAGGTTGTGTTGAATACACGCCTCCTTTAATTGTGCTGCTAAGTCTGATACTATTTGAAAATCGGCCTTCTATTAATGTATCACCTTCATATGCCTGAAGCAATGATATTTCTTTTTCTCCAAAACTAGTTTTAGGTACATATGGACTATTTGATGGTGAAATTCCTGGTAATAGATTAGCATTAACATTTGAATTTAAAGAAAATGATGCCAAATAATACCATTGTGTATATATTGTGTCTGCTTTATTTTCCGCAGAAAAACCTTGTACAATTAATACATGCTCGCCTACTAGCGGAATTTGTTTGATGTTATTATTAAATGGAATTACTTGAAGTTCCTGACGATTATAAAAATCAGTATATGTGCTTACAGTAATTTCATAATTGTTCCGGGTATCATACTCATATGTAGTTGAATGCGGATCGGCAATAACTTCTGCAATATGAAATTGAACATTATCCATCGACGTCCTTTTCTATTTTGCTTTTAACCATTGAAATACGTTCGTTTAATGCAGTATCTTCAGAGGTTATAGATTCTAGTTCATCTTCTAATTCAGCCGATAAAGTTTTTTCAGCAATTTTCATGAGTTGCTGTTTTTCTTCATCACTTAAAAGACCATCAGCTCCCGCAATAGTTTGTTTGGTTGATATAAATCTTTGAACGATTGCAGTTAATTTAACAAGGTGATCGTCATTCTTAACTGCAACGTCTAGATATTCTTTGATTAGTGGAACTATAACAGTAGCATCAGATGCATTGCGAATCAACGGTTGCAATTGTGCTATCAATTGATTAATTTGTCTATCTTTTTTTTTAGAATTGTGATAGACATCGGACATCAAGTCTGCAAAGGTAGTCCCTTTGAATAATTCATCATTCTTGTCCATATCGTAAAATCCTTTAATATAAATATCAAAAAGGCAATTTTACGAAGTTTTGTTGTTCATACTCGCGAAACTTGTCAGTGTATATTTGTTTTAATGTTTTAATTACTCGAGTGATATTATTTGTTTCCAATCCCGTACGTTCTCGAATAAAAATATAAAGTGCTTTTTTATTGAAATCTTCAATATTTTCTCGTTCTTCAAAAATATGCAAAACTGAGTCAGCTACATGAATATCTACAGAGCTATTAAAAATATAATTTAAATTTTCATAGCAATAATCAATATACGCATCCATAAAATATTTCAATGTTTCACGCATATCATCATTATGCATTTCTGTAATGATATTTCGTTGATCATCTACATTTATTTCTAATGCATTTGATTTCAATTTACTATAAGCCTTTTGATTCTCAGCAATTAAATAATTAAACGATGTTCTAGTATAATAAGAATATGCTTTACCTGAATTAGGATTAAATTTGTTTAATCGCTCAGTTAGATAAGTAACTAAATCTGTTTGCAGATCTACAAACGTTGAATCAATATAAGTTGGTTTAACTTTATTAATAAGATTTTCTGCCATCTTCATGAACGCAGGATATATAAATCTTCTATAAATCTTTTCTCGTAAAATTTGACTACTATCACTTCGATTATAAGCCGATATAGCAAGGTCTGTTATTTTGGTAAAGTAAACATTACTTTTTTTCTTCTGTCTCGTCATTAAATACGTCTTTTAGTTCGGTGATTGTTTCTTTTAACATTTGGAATGTAGTCCCTGCCTCATCTTCTGCTTCAAATGCACCTAACCGGTCTATTTCTTGCATTACATCATATGATTGTGAAATTCGGCTATACATGTATTCATTAGTCATTTCTAATTCTTCAATATATTCTTGTGCTTCTGCTAACATTCCGGCTAAATAATAAGCCCTATAACCACAATATACTATTGCAGCAAATAATAATACAGATAAAATTGATAAAAATATCATAATGAATCAGAGGTGTTAAATGAATTAAATATATTTGATATGTCAGTTAATGTTTGTCCTACATTTGGGTTTGATTCTGCTAAATTTTTCAACCCATTACTTTTTGTAATTTTTGATTTTTCAACAACTGGAGTAGGTGTACCATCTTTAAATTGTTTCCAACGCTCATATTCAATTGTAGATGCCATATGATCTGCATGATGCAATATAATTGGTAAATTTGTTTTTAGTTTTGATTGAGGTGATCTAGAAACAAAATATGGTTTATTTGCTTCATCATACATTCCATCATGAATCTTGATTGCTTGATATTCTGTCCAAGACAGTTTAACATCATATTCTTGCAACAACCAAACTGATAGGTCTGGTACCATTGCAAATGGAATTGCTGCATTTGTTTTGTAAAGCTTTCCTTGATTCTTTCGATGCCAATCTGAAGTTTCTGTTTGATATACTTCATTGCCGTTACCTGGAAATCCTGCCTTGCCTAAATCATGATGCATTGCTGCAAACATCATTTCTTCAACCGTATAGCCTGCCATATTAGCACCCATACCTGCCCAAGCTTCATGCAAAGTTTTAACACAATCCATAACTCGAAGTACATGATCAACATAGCCGCCGGCAAATGCATTATGAAAATGTTCCATGGAAGAAGCCGGCATAAATACCATGCGATCTTCTAATTCATCATACATTTTATTTAATGCATCTTTACGAGACGGAAACAATGTGTTTACACTATTGCGATAATCTTCCCAATTAGATTTAATTTTTTCTGCTGTTAACATAAATTAGTTTTACTAATAATATAATGAATTATTTTCTAATTTCCAATACCTGGCCATTAACTAGCTTGGATGTGCATTCCCAACATGTAATTGCTGTAGCCTTTGCATCAACCCGGGTTGACACATTGTTGCAATATTTGCATTGTAATTTTTTATATCCTTTTGGTGGAGGAGTACTTTTGGAGTTTGTCATAACATTGTTTTTTTGATTATTCTCTATCTAAATGATAGCGAGCTGAATCTAATTTTGTCATTGCACGTGCTAAATTGTCTAGTGCTGAATTTTTGTCGGTTGTGCCTTCTCTGAGTGCTTTGCCTACCATTTGAATGATGTTTCTTGCATCTTCAATGTCATCTGTAATTTTGTTTTTGCTTTTCATATGTAACCTTTCTTTATTTATTATAAATATATTATATTAAAATTATTGGTGATTTTTTGCAACACTCAACATTGATATTTAATAGTGCCTGCTCTTTTGCTTTGGCTTCAACCATAATATCCAATGAATCAACACCATATGTGTTTGGTGTAGTTAAAATATAATCTGCATGTGCTGCCTCACGTATTTTTGTAAATTCTTTGTATTGTTTTTGAAAGGTTGGCCACTTTGGCAAATCTTCCAATGAGATGCCATGATGTGCAAACATGCGTTCTATAAGGGTTTGGGACTCTCTACGGCGTGATTCTGAATAATGGGTACATTGGGTTACATTATGTCGATCCCAAGTCTCTCGTGCTAAAAAGAAGGCTTCGCGTTCGGATAAGTCACCAGTATTGAAAGTGTGATGCCAATAGTCAAATGTAACGGGAATTGCAATTTCTTGATAAAGCATCTCATATAAGTCTCGTACGGAATACATGGAGGCCTTGTCATCATTTTCAATAACTAGTCGCGATTTGCAAGAATCTGATAAACGATCCCAATTATGCAACCATCTTGCAATAGTACCGGGCTTATCATTATAAGTAGCACCTACATGAATATTTATCTTGTTTTCAAAGCTAGGAGCAAAGCCCATAAGATCAAATAGTTCAGAATGTCTTTCTAGGCTAACAATGCTATTATCAACAACTACAGCATCGGGACTACCTAGTATATGGAAAGGACCAGGATGTGTTGTAATGCGATGGCCATGCAATTTTGCATAGTCGCCGGCAGCACGAAGATGTGTGGTAATTTCTGCAATGCCAGGTAAATCATGTAACTCGTAATGATTCCACCGAGGAAAGAGTTCTGATCCTAGACGGAACAGACGAATATCATGTGCCTCATTCCATTCTAGTATAGTTATCAAATCTCGAGCATTTGCTAACGCAATGTCAGATGCTAATTGTAAGCCGCCTTGTTTAAACTTGCGATCAATTAAAGAGCGACCCGTACGGATGCCTTGCTGTCCAAGCTCCATATTAATACATGCATATCCCGTTCTAATCATAGTATTTTTATATATAATATGAAATTTATTTGGAAAATCAAATATTTTTTATTTTTCTTTTATTTTTTTTTTGCTTATATTTATATAAAAGAAACTAAAAGGAATACGAATGAAAAATACATTAGCTGAAAATATGCTTCGATTTGGCGTAAAGAATTTATCCAAGTCAGATGTTAAAAAAATTAATGAATCGTCACTGTTAACAGAAGGCTTTAAAGGACAAGACGGTATTACATATGCATTAAACTTTAAAGATCAATTCGCGTTTGACACGTACGTTACAAATTTTCCGCAAACTGTCGGTGCAACGCCACCATGGGTTTATGGAGCGCCTGAAGCTAACAGAGCAGCTGCTGGAGCAAAATGGAGCACTGAACGATTTAATTTAATGAAATGTATCATGTTGGCCATGGCACACCAAGGATATACGCCGAAATTTTTAAATTCGTTAAAATACACAGATGTTGTTGGAATTTTAGCCAAGTCAGCACCAGTCCTTAGTAAAGCATATAATTCTAGTGCAGATACTAATTTTTCAATGGGATTAAGTGATTTTCAAAGTAGAATTAAAGATTGGCAAAAAATGATTGCACCAGATCCTGAAAATAAAGCTAAACAAATACCATATTGGGATCATTTTCGAAACGTATATCTAGTTCCAATAGTTGCAGCTAAGACAGCATTAATAGTTCCTAAAGCAGCAACTCCTGTGAAACCAGCTCCCCCTGTTAAAAATTAAAAATATATTAAAGTAGTAAGCCCACCTGCAGAGATGGGCTTTTTTACTGTTCATAAAAACAATTTAAAAAATTGTAAAAGCTTTAAATACTAATAATTCAGTTATACTTCCATTATTTTCAAAATAGGCAGCGTTGCTATTGCAAACTACAATTCCATATATGAAATCAAATTCATTATTAGGGTCTGTAAATTCAATTTCAAAATCTTTATCTGATTTTTTATTGTTAACAATAAAATTAACTCGAATTAGTTCGCCGCCTGCAGTTTTAAAAATACACACATTATGTGTAAAATCAAGTTTATATGAAAATGTAAGTGGTAAATCAATCGGTAGTTCTATATCCGGGTGATTTAAAATCTCAGATAGTGATCTATCATTTGATCCGACAGCATCCGCTGTTTGAAATACAGTAATGGTAACTACTTGAGCATTATTTGAAAATGCTACTACTGCAAAAATTGCGGAAAGAATTAAATTTTTCATGATATAAATTTTTAAGTGGTTAATTATACTATATAATAAGATATATAATATTAATATCCAACCAGAACGCAAAAAAAGTTTAATCTTTTTTTACAAATCCACTTAAAAAATCTCGTTGACGTTGTATTGCTATATCTAACTGTTTGGGTTTAGAAACTCTTCGTTTTGGTGTATCGTGTTTATTGTCTCCATCAATGCCAAGTTTAACGTCCAAATTTGTGCTGTTTCTTGCGGATCCACTGTTTGAATCTTTTCTACTAGCTTCATCATTATTTCTTCTGAGTAAGTTACTATTGCTCGAGCTTTTATTCGTTGACCGATCGATGACGAGAGGAACTGTTGTAGTTGTTCTGGGCTTAGCATCGTTTTGGAAGCGTTTGATAAGAGATTCTTGCCCAATGGATCTAGTGTCTTCAAGGTAGATGCATCCTGTGTTATACTGAGTCTTTTGCCCCTTAATTTCAATGCCGCACGGATACTTAGCACCTGCAGGCGATTCCACAGTATATTGAATTCCCCAACCAGCTTTTTTAAATTTTTTAACATAACCTACTTGTTTATACCCCAACCAAGAAAAAAAGACTGGTGTTTCTATTTGAAAATGCACTTTGTCAAATTGTTTTTGAATAGCTTCTGATATTTTTTGTTTTGCCATTATATATTAGTTAGTACATATACATGATATCTGATCTATAATTTTAAAGACCCTCATATATCTTGTAATTTTGTCGCGCTTAAATGCTTTTTCCATGTTTTTGTCGCGTTGAAGAATATATCCCGATTCGATGAATTTATATACGATGTGCCGAACTGCTTTTAAACTGTTTGATTCAATCATTAAATTTTCGTCATCAATCAAAACTTCAATATGATCAGAACCCCTAGGCATCGAAACAGATTCTGTATCAAGTTCGTTTGACTCTAAAATTTGATCTTTTAATGTTGCAAAAAATTTACCTAGATCCAAGTTATTATTAGAATATCGATATAACGCAGCTTCATATAATTCCATGAAAAATAATATTCGTTCTTTTTTTGGTAATTGCTTGAAGTAACTATATTCTGCATAGTTAACAGTCATTAAATCAAATATTGGTTTCATAAGTTAATACCTGTTTTATTTCAAATAATTCAGTTATCACATCTTTTGGTAACTGCTTCAATTCCATAATAAAATGTTGCGCTTCAGACAAACTAGTTGCCTTAACGCGACCTACGGGTTCGCAAGTACTATCTGCTTTATAATAAAATACGTACGTTGATATAGGCATTTTATTATATATATAAACCTAACTGATATCCCTTTATTGTTGTTTTTACTGCATCATCTAACGTTGTAGATAATTTGCCAATTTCTTGTTTATTTAACATGAAATTGCGTCCTTTAATGGAAATTTCCATAGTAGTATCCTTGCTTAGTTTTTCAGCATACAAATTATCAGACAATGTATTATATAATTTTGCATATGCAATTAAATCTTTGTATCGCATTAAAATATGTTGTCCTGCAATATGCAATTCTCCAATTGTTGTGTTCATTGGATCATCACTAAAATTTTCGGCTGAAATCTTAGCTTCGAATACGAAATCTAAATCTGCCCATGTATTTCCATAGCGAGTTCTAAATTCGTCGCTTACGCCCCATGGATGATTAATACTTTTTGTTGTCATTGTTATTGGAATTTATAAATTAATATTGTATATACGTCTTTTGAATAATTGTGTCGGACTGTCACATATCGATACTTTTCAATAAGCAGGTCCATCATAAGTCCTGGATGTACATAAAAAAAGCCTTCGTGGTGTTTGGTGCCTATAGGCGATAATAAATTAAATGCTACTACTGTATTAG